TTCTCTTCAATGCAAATTTAAACCCAACTGGTGAGAGAAAATTTCTATTTTCTATTGGAGTACCTGGTCTTTCAGCAGGTGGTTTTCTTTTCGCCATTATAAGATACTTTTTAACTATTTATCATCATAGATGAAAAGATTAAATGCTATACTAATTCTAGATTCATCACATTCATTCGGTGTAACCATATGTTCTAAGTAACCAGGAAATAAAAATAACAACCCTGTTTCTGGTATAATAGTATTATATCTATCTGGTTCGGCACTTTGATCATCTTTAATTATTGCTCTAGGATCTCTCAATACTAAATATCCACTATCTTTTGGATATTTCACATAATATACTCCTGATATAAATGCACCAGTATGTTCATGAAAATTATTCCAATTACCTCTATAGTTAATATTACCCCACATCTGAAAATTAACTTCTTTTGGTCCAGGTTTTGCTTTAAAACTAGTACGAGCAATATAGTGTATTGAATTTATTAAGTCTTTAAAAATAGGATCGTCGTCAAGAGCATCTTGCCATCCCCCTTGATTTGATATCTGTCTTCCTTTTTTATTCTTTTTAGTATCTAATATATATTTTTCTATTGATTTATTATCAATATAATCCAACTTTGCCCCAACAAATGGAGTAGGCCATAATTCTTGTTTTACTATATCCTTTTCACTTATCATTTTTGTTTTTATTATAACATAAAAAAAGACCCCCTGCAAGCAGGAGGTCTCTTGAAAATATAAGCATCTCGCTTACATGAGGTTCTTAACAGAAACACGTCTGTAGTAACGGTTAGCGTTAACGGTGAGAGCACCATTACCTTCAGTAAGACCTTGAGCAAATGGGTTTGCGACCATTCCGTAACGAGTCTTAAATCCGATACGTGGTTGGAAGGAGTCCTGACCAACACTACGAACCATCTGTAGAGGAACGTATGGGCAATAGAACAATCCAGCGTCATAAGGAGATGTTCCCTTATAACCAACAACGTAGTACTGGTTACCACCTTGAGGACCACCAGTGCCAACTAAGTTAGCAGCATATGGGTCAATGTAGACTTTGTACTTACCTTGTAATGTACCAGCAAATGTGTTGCCAGCATCATCAACATTAAGGTTAGCATTAAGAGCAGGTGTGTAGTCAAGTACACCAGCCATTGTTAGAGCAGAAGCAACGTCTGCAGAGCAGAGGATTACGTTACCCTTTCCACGACGAGTTCTTTGTGCAATAGCGTTTGCATCTCTCTCGATCTGGAATAGTAGACCTTTGAACTTCTCAACTGACCATCTACCGTTTGAGTCAATGTCTAAGTCGAATTGACCTGCGGTTGCGACGTTCTGAACAGCACCCTGTTCTGCAGTCTTGTAGATAGTACGAATAACTTCTCTATTGATTTCAGCAAGGATTTCAGTAGAAAGAATGTTGGCAAGTTCTGCCTCTGCATTCAATCCATGAATTGCTTTCAAGTCTTGAGCAAGTTCTAGTGAGTACTCAGCTTTCAACGCACGAGATTTCGCAGTAACTGTTACTTTCTCGATGGAGAATGCCATCTGGTTGAAGGCAAAATCGCCTTGACCATCTAGACCTTCTGCCTCGTTGGTTGTCATACCTTGACCAACGTTGTAGTCTAGGTTAGAACCACCAGCACCAACTGGGTTAAGAACAGCAGGGTTAGTACCTGACTGTGCAGTTGTACCCATACCAGCTGAGATATCAGTGTATCCAGCAGTATTGTCAAATGCTGCATCCTGTCCAGAGAATGCTGAATCTGCTTCGTCGTAGAATGCTTCGTTGCCAGTCTGAGTAGAGTAGCGTGAACGCATTGCGAAGATAAGTCCAGTAGGACCACTCATTGGTTGAACACCAGCAAGGTCATATGCGACCAAGTTTGGCATTGCACGTCTAATTAGAGAAATTAGAACGGGATCGAAGTTAGCAACTGCAGCACCTGTGCTGTTAGTTGGAGTTTCTTCTGTTAGGAAAGAACCAGACTCGCTAAATGCGTTTGATTCTTGTTGAAATTTTTCTTGGTTTTCGAGCAGGACTGCAGTGACGGCCTTACGATGGTTATCTTTGATAGCATCGGCTCCTTCTGCATTTAGAAGGGGAGCCCACTTTTCCTGCAACTGTTCTGAATTGAACATTGCTTAAAAAATAGTGTTTACGTTTGATTTAATTTTAAAATCAGTTACTTGTTAAATTGACTGAGGGTTTTTAGATATTTTGCCATTGTTCCTGAAGCAACTTCAGGAGAACTATCGACACCTTCTGATAAACTCTCTGATTTAACTGCTGGATTTGCCTTTGTAGGGAAATAAGATTCCTTTAAAGTCTCCAACTTTTCACGATAAGTTTCTTCACTTACAAACTCTACACTTTCGGAAAGTGAGGCAAGCTTTTCTCTCTGAGTGTCAGCAAGACCTTCAGAAACATCGGCAAGAATTACATCTGAAGCAGACTCAGAAAGTCTTTGATTCAAACTTACATTCTTCTCGATTTGCTCATTGAGTTTGGACTCCATATCATCTAGTTTCTCTACCATGCTCTGTAGCACATCATATTTTTCTTCAGGGATAGTTACATAATGTTCTTCAAAAAGACTCTTAAGACCAGTCATAAAGGACTCAGTAAGTTCTTCCTTAAGACCGCCTTGTACTGCAAGTTGGTTCTCAGTGAACCACTCGTCAGAAACATATTCAAGGTAGGAATCAACACGCTCATTAAGAGCACCTTTGATTTCCTCAACTTCTTCGAGAAGTTTTGCTTCGTATTCAGCATCAAGTACTTCTTTGATTTGTACTACTTTGCCTTTTACTGCAGCTTCAAGGATTGTTTTTGCTTTTTCCTTGAACTCCTCAGAAAGCTCTTCACCTTCTACAAGAGCTTTAACATCTTCATCGATGCTGATCTCTGTATAGTCAGGTGCTTCTGCAACAACTTCGTCTTCAGTAGTTTCTTCAACTACTTCTTCAGTTGTTGACTCTTCTTCTGCCACGACTTCGTTAGTCACTTCTTCTTCCTCAGAAACTACTTCGTCGCTGACTTCAACTTCTTCCATTTTAACAGGAGTAGCACTTGTTCCTGCCTCACTGTCACCAGCAGTGGCGTTTTTGTTAACTACGTCACGAACTTGCTTTAAAGTTCCACCAGCAGGTTTCAGCTTTGCTGAATCGTTGGTTGGACTATAGTTGTCTGGAGTAGGTCCGCCTAGATCTTCTACCTGTGCAGAATTGCCTGGTGTAGTTACCCCAGAAGCATTACTTCCTGCTTTAGGTAGTGGATTTCCTGGAGCCGCATTTGCGTTGGCAGCAGTTTTAGAGGGAGTTGTGCCTACTTCCATTTCTTGTAAATTTTTGCCACTAGACATTTGTGTTTCTCTCCGATTTCCTGTATAAAAGTTAAAATCTATATTTATTTATAAAGATAATGTTTACAATGAGCGAATAAACTCATTGAAAAGATTAAGTTTATGTTCTTCGAGTGCTTTCTGGGTAACAAGAGACTCGATCTTGTTTTTTGTATCGTTAGCGAGTTGTTCTCGAAGAGTTGTTCCCTCCCAAATCCACTCTTTTCCTTCCATAATTCCCTCAACAAATGCGTCGGGTGCAGAAGGGTCGGATACGATATCTGCTGCTGTTGCTAACATAAAGTCATCACCAACAACATTAAATCCTTCCTTAGTTGGTTTCAATGAACCAATACCTCTTGAAGATACACCAAGTTTTACACCTTCTCCTATAAGAGACTTTGCAATTTGACCCATTGGTGTGTCAAGGATTTTTGCTCTACCTATAAAGTTAGAACCAGATTCTCTCAAAGAAGTTATCTTATGAGAAACTCTATCAAGGTTAACAGTTGGACCATCAGGATGACCTAATTCTCCAAGTGCTCTACCACTTTGAACGTGTGCTTCATTATAACGATTCACTTCTTTTTGAAGTGTTTCCATTGGATACATCCGACCATTTCTGTTCTTGATGTTTCCTTGTAGAAAAATTCCCTCAATATAGAGAGACTTCTTACCATTTTTTTCCTCTGTAATAAATTCTACAGATTCAATTTCTTCTCTAATCAGTTTCATTAGGAATCTCCTACTACTTGAACTTGTTGAATTTTCACAGTACCTGCACCACCTGCTTGTAGTACAGCAACTTTAAATGATTCTCTTAAATCTGAACCCAATTTTGATTCATCCCATGTACCACTAGCTCCAGATGAATTATAATCAACTGTAATTCGTGTTCCAAAGAATCCGTCAAAATTTGCAGTGTCATTAACCGCAGTTACTTCTTGATGAGAAAACTCAAAACTTGTTTGTCCTGGTGCAGTCAATGAAACATAATCACCTACCACAAACTGAGAACCAGTTCCTGATTGGAAATCTATTATGGTAGTAGCACCTTTAGTAACTTTTTGAACAGGTTGAGATCTAACTTGACCTGTGCTTATTACTTCAGGAACATTTGCCACCAAATAAAAACTACCAGTAGTTGCAGTTGGTTCGCCACCTATTTCAAGATATGCGTCATTAGATTTAGCGACAACACGTAAATATTTTGTCTTATGTGCTTGTGCTGCTGATTTTGCAGAAGAACCACTAGTCGTTATACTTACTTGAGCACCAATTGGATTAAGAGCCATTATCCTTAAAGTTCCATGTAATAGTTATTTATAATTACTCTTCACCTGTTGATACTTCATCAGTATCAATAGTTTCATCGTCACCAAAAGTATGATTGGCAACTTCAGGTTTAAAAGAATCTATTTTTTCTGCAGACTTTGCAAAAAGCATATCTTTTATTCTGTCACTAATAGTGGATGGAGACTCATCAGCGATGATCATATCCATCAATTCACTTTGTACGTTATTCATATCAGGGGTATCAGTCATGTTAAAATGTCAAATATGTGAGTAATCTTTTAATATTTATATCTCTCCACCTTTGGGTTTTGTGATACTTGCATCCATTGCAGCAGTATCTGCAGTGGCAGCTTGAGATGCCGCCTCTAAATCTGGTTCCATTATAGGTGCTCCAAGGTCTGCCATAGGTGCTCCAGTTTCAGGATCCACTGGTGTCATTGGGTCAACAATTATACCATCGGCAATTTCTTTCTTCATAATCTTATCTTGCTCAAGAATCTCCATATCAGTTTGACGTAAAAGATGTCTTCTTACATAATCTTGTGAGAAATACTTACCAATATAAGGTTCTGCAGTTGTTGCTGCTGCTAATCTTTCATTAAATAACTCAGTTTCTTTGAGTTCTGTGAAATGATTATCATATAAGAAGTCATATTGTATGTGCTCACTCATTACCTCCCAGTCTTCTGGAGTGATAACATTCTTAAGAAGTAACTGAGTTTTAAGCATATCATTGAACATTCTTGAGAATCTCTTTCTCAAACGTCCAACAAACTTACTAAATTTAACCTCATCACGAAGTATCTCAGAAGATCTTCCAAGGTTAAATCCACCATCTCCTTCTATTCTAGAGATAGGAACATTCAGTGATTTGTATAATTTCTTTTTGAAGTACTCGATGTCCGTGATCTCACCCAGGTTTTGACCTCCAGGAAGAGTAGAAATCTCAGTACCACGTCCTCCTTCTCGTCTAGGTAGCCAGAAATCTTCCAGCATCGCCATGTACTTTTTGTCATCACGGACTTCTCCTGTGTTAGCATCGTAGACTAGTTTGTTACGATATCTCATCATCACATCTCGGAGATATTGCTCTGCCTTTACTTTAGGTAGATTTCCAACATCAATATAGAAAATTCTTCTTTCTGGTGCTCTGGATAGTCTGTATATTACTAAAGAATCCTCAATCATTCTTAATTGATTGAGTGATTTGATTGCTTTGTGCAAATAAGATAGGGTATTTCCTTTATTTCTATCTACCAAACCTGATGTACAGTATGTTATTGCATCCTTTGCTATCTTAATTCCAGCACTTGCACCTGTTGCATTTATGTTTCCTGTTGGGTATTGTGACTTTGGATTGTATATAAAGTACTCTTCTAACTCTGGCCACGCATAATCCATTGGATTAGCATTAGCCTGTACAACTGGACTTGTAGGATTTCTATTAGGATCTTGCTTCTTTTCTTGTCTAATATAACGCATTTTCATTGCGTCAATATAACGTAATTCCTTTATTCCTTCATGTGGATTCTTTAAATCAATTATTTTATGGTAGTAGATTCTTCCGTCTACGTACCAGTTTCTATAAATTTCGTGTGCTTTCTTGTCAAAATCTAATAAATCAAGGATAAACTTAAACTCATCTCTAATCTTTTTCTTAATTCCATCACTTGCATTAAGATTCGACAATTCAACTTGAACAGGTTGGTCATTTGTATCTGATACAATTGCCTCATGAATAATGTCTTCAATAGCACTATCGCATTCTGGCTGAAGTGCCATTTCACGATAACGCTTAATTAATTCAAACTCTGTTCTATATACTCCTTCTAAGTCAACATATGATCCAAAAAAACCACTACTCGCATAATGGTCAACCCCGTCCTCGTCATTTTGAGGAACGGGGGATACCGCCGTAGGAGATAGTGGTTCAGTGTCCTCAATAGAGAACCCAAATAACTTCGACATGATTTATTGAATCTTTACTCTTATATTTATATTAGTTTGGCTGACCTGATCCTGTGACGCTGATTGATTGAACTTGGAATTCAACAGTGAATTCTTCGATTGTATCACCAGTATCATAAGAAAGATCAATAGCAGAAACGTTAGTTGGGAAAATATCAATGAATTCGTACTCTTTTAATACGACATTCTCTGTTCCTTCACTAGTTGAACTTGACTTTGTTGCACCTCTACCAAGTTGGAAAACTTTAGCGTTAACCATATACTCAGCTGGGTCAGTTGCACCAAGGTTGGTGTCAAGTTTTGCTATTTGCTCTGTCCACTCTTCAAATGCATTCCTTAATGAAAATCCTTCATCGTTGATGACGGTTACAGTCCAAGTGTCGATAGTTCTGTCTCCAGCAACTTTAAAAATACGACCTCTGAATGGAATGTCAATTGCTGCAATGTTCTGAGCAGGTAATGCTGCTGCTTTACACATATACCTGAAGTTATCTGCACTCCAAGTAATTCCTGCTGGTAGTGTGGTCAGTTCCACCTCAAAGAGATTAGGTCTTGCACCGCCACCGACGAGTGCAGACTTAAACATTGAGATGGTTTTATTTTCTCTACTTGTTGCCATGATTGGGGTTCCTCCTGTTTGTTATTTAGATTATAAAGTTACGCTCTACCGACCACTTCCTCGAACGAGACACCAGTTCTCGTTGCAACGAAGGTTAGAGTTACGTAGTTGATTGACTTCGATGGCTTCAGGAAGATATCTGCCCTGAATTCATTATTATCGATAACATCAGGAGTGTTGTTTGTTGTGTCGCAAACAACTAGGAATCCGTAGAGTCCTCTCTTCGCCTGAACATCACGTAGATATGGTTCAACGATATTACGGAAGTTTGCCCGTGTTAACTCATCGTTGAGTTCAAAGAGTTGTGCTTCTGCTGCTTTAGATAATGCTTGCTCGATTGTTAAGAACAATCTTCTAACATTGATTCTATCAAATGCAGATGCAAATCCAAGACCTGTCTTGTCTCCGAATAACAGAGTACCAATTCCAGGTTGAGTTATGATTGAGTTAACTCTTGCAGGATAAAGTTTGTCTCTTTGTGCCTTTGTTGGGTTGTATGCTAGTTTAATTGCATTATTCAAGATACCACGTTGCTGTCCAGCAGGTGAGAACCAAGGATAAGAATTAACTGATGTGCGAGCCATTAGACCAGCAACATCTCCGTTTGTTGGAACCCAACGGAATTTATTATTGAATCTATCGTATGTGTACTTATATCCACTATCAAATACTGCATAAGAAGAAGATGATAATGGACTAAAGTAACTAATCAAGTTATTAGTTTGAGTATCACTGTTAGTAACACCTACAACATTTGATCTGTGAGGACCAACTGTTGACATACAATCCTTTCTTGCATTAGAAAGAGAGATTACATAATTTGCTTTTGCTTGTGAATCATATTCTTCATCACATCCTGGACCCATTATGATGTAATCTACTTCTATCTCATCTTCATTAGCGAACTTACCGTACCCAGTAATTAAGTCTGCTAGTGATGCCTTCATTCCAGTACCACTACCAGTATCTCCTGAATAATCAGTTCCGTTAACCAGTATGTAAGTTGTAGCACCCGTAGCACTAAAGGTAATTCCTTGAGCATCCTGTCCCCAAAGACCATCTGCAGTAGAAATTGGTGAGTATGAAGCAGCAGTACCATTAGATAATGTAAATCCAGTAGCCGCAGGAGTTGTACCCCAGTAACTATCAGCAGCACTTGATGGGTTACCACCAGCGTAAACATATTCTGAATAATCTGCAATAAACTGTTCGTACCAGATCTTCTGAGGAGAATTGACTGCAGAAACTGCGTCAAGTGCCTTAGAAAGATTTAGATGCTTCTCAAGAATATTACCTTGTATACCTGTTATAGTTCCGTCATCATCAACGACAACAACGTGGATACCATCTCCTTTACCTTGTCTATCAAGAGCGTACTTGTTAGTAACTGGTCTTGGAGCAATTGACTTCCAGAAAGTTGTTGCGTTAGTTAAACCAAGTGTTTGCTGGTCATACCAGTCAACAGCAGTACTAACTGTATGAGATGCACCAACTTTTGCACCACTACCATTCAAGAATGTAACTGAATCAGCAGCACTGAAAGATGCATATCCTGCACCCTCTTCATAATCAATCTTTGTTTCTACTCCTGCAGTTGTTACTCTTGATACAACTTTAACGTCTGCTACGTTAGTTACTGTATTGATGCCAGTAACAATACCTTTAATATATCCAGAGAATAGTGATGTTGTACCTGCACCAGGAACAACTAAATCTGTCTTAGAAACTGAAACGCCCTGTCCAACTACTGCAGTATCAGGAACTTCTGTAAGAGAAAGTGTTTGATCTGCAAAGTCGTCAATAACACAAACTTTTAATCCATTTGCCCAAGTACCTGGGTTCTTAGAAGCGTAGTTAAAGTTTGATGCTTCACTATGGTTAGCAATATAGTCGTCGTAGTTGTCAATTCTACCTGCACCAGTCATTGCAACTGATGAAACACCAACAGCAGCGTTAGCATTACTTAAAGTTGTTCCTGCTGCCCTTACTACTTTAAGTACTCCACCATACGAAAGGTATGATGATGCACTCATCCAATAGGAATATTGATTGTCGGTAGACTTTGGTTTACCGAATACGTTTATAAGATCTTGCTCAGTAGCAATATCTGTTGCCTCGTTAACAGGTCCAATTGGAAACGGTCCTGCAATAGCACCAATGTTATCCAATACATTATCAGCTCTTCCTACTGTTAAGTCAACCTCCCTTACCAGTACCCCAGGAGATAATTGAGGAGTCGCCATGTTTTCTTTCTCCGAATCTCAGAATTAATCTGAAATTATTTATTAAAAGGTAACTTTACGATGGCAAAAAATGCTATGAACAGTGCGTGAACATTATGAAAGATAGTCCCACATATATGATCGGTCTCCATACTCATCTGCGGCAAACCATTTATCTCCATCAGCATCTATAACTGAACCACTATCCAACCCATCATCCATAAAACCAAATGGAGCCATATCCTGTTCTATTTGATTCTTTTGCTCATCATACAATCTTTTTCTTACATCTTGGTCAGTTAATTCTTTAAAGTAATCGCACTGAACTAACCACGCATATATTACCAAACACATTGCAAGGTCATCATTACAACCCTCTTCTGCCATAAATGAATTACTTTTGGAAATAAAAGTAGTTAACTCACTCATGATATCATAATCACAAGAAAGTAATTTATCTTCTTCAATTAAGGTTTTTAAATTAAGAGCACCAACCTTTTTAACCGTCTTGGACATCTTGACTCCTAACTGAGTCTTCTTACCAGAAAATCCTTGACCTACAACTTGACCTGCTCTACCTCTCATAGAACACATAAGAAGGTTTTTATACTCTAAATCATAATTTAATATAGATGCTACTTGGTCACCTATATCATTTACTTCGCATAAAACAAATGCATCATTATATTTTCTTCC